TCCGCCGGCGCGTCTGCCCACAGTTGGCGCAACTCATCGGGTGTCAGCCACCCGTCTACGCGCTCGAGCGCTTCGGCGTCGACATCGTCACTCATCGCGGTATCCCCGATCGTTGGAGGAACCGCGCCGGGGGTCACCCGTTACACCCCGGCGCGGCCCAATCACTTCGCCGCGGCCGGCGCCTCGAGCTCAGCCGCCACGGTCGCCTTCACCACGGCCTTCGGGTAGGTCACCCCGACCGCGATGTAGCCAAAGAAGGCTTCGTCCACGCCACCCTTGACGAGATCCGGCGCCGAAACGCGGATCGGGACGCCGGGAAGCTCCCATGCCTTCACGGCCTCACGGGCGCCGACGACGACCGTTCCGGCCGCATAGCCGGCGTAGGGGACGACCTTGAAGCCTTCCACGGCACCGTCAGACAGCCCGGCCGTGATGGACAGGTATTCCGCGGCCAGGTTGGACGGGGTGAGAAGCACCTCACGGTAGATGTCGGGCGCGACGATCGCGAACGACGGTGTCGCGTTCGCGTTCACGACAGCCAACGCGCCGTCGACGATCGCGGACAGTCCCTTGCCCACGGTGCCGGGGGTGCCGGGGACAAACGCGGTCGCGCCGGCCAGCACATCGGTCGCCGCCTTCGAATCCGACAGGGTCCCGTAAGACTCCACCATGGCCTCAACGTAGGAATCAATGAATTCCGTCTGATTGAAGTCGTAGTACTCGCGCGCGAGGTCGTGTCCGCCGGCGTACCGCTGCGCGAAGAATTGCTTCGGCGCGACGGTGGGAGCATTCGACGGCACGTTGGACTTATTGCCGGCCCACGTCGCCATGGTCGGCTTCACGTTCCACACCCATGCGTTAATGGCGATGCCCTTGAGCACACCCGGCGAGAACAGCGGCACAATGCGCCGTTCCGGGTTGCCGTCCCACAGCTCCCCGAGCCAGTCGTTAGGGAAGCCGGCGACCGCGGCCGCGCCGCCGGCGCCGTCATAGGCGATGTCGGACAGCGCGAACAGTCCGGCGTTGTCGGCACCCACCGCAAAGCGGGTCCCCTCGAGGTACGGCGCCAGCGCGGAGCCGTCCGCGGTCGACCGGTAGCGGTCGAGTGCCGAGAAGAAGCCGGCTTTACTCAGCCGGAGCGGTTCTGCCTTCCGGCTGAAATTGCCGGAGGCAGGAACGACGGCGTCGCCCATGTCTTCACCTTCCGTTTCTGCCGGGTCGTCCGGCACAGGGTCCGCCGGCGCGGTCGCGTCGTCGGTGTCTTCGTCGGAACCCGGCACGATGTCCGGGTTGTCGTCGTCGTCTTCGTCGGGGTCCTCGAGCTGCGCCGGCGCCTCCACGCCGATGAGCGAGAACAACGCCACACCGGTCCCGTCGAATGCCGGCGAGGTGGTCACCGCGGCGCCGGCGAGCCGGCCGGCGCCGATGTCGCCGGGCGCCCGCGTCATGTCGGCAATCTCCGCGGAGAAGTACACCGGCGTATTCGCGTGAGCCTTCAGCCAGTCGTCGGCCTCATCGGTGTCGAAGAAGGAGAAGGTGGCATGGATGCCGGCCTCATCGGGTCGGAGTGCGACACCCCGCGCGATGTTGTCGAATCGGCCGTGTTCGTCATTCAGGGTGATCGCGGCCGGGTCCCGCGGCACCCGGACGGCGCCGGCGGGAAACGTGATCGGCGCGGTATTGCTCGAGGATGTGCCCTTCGACTTCACACCCCACGGCAACAGGTAGCCGGCCGCGGTGCGCGCCGCGGTGTCGATCGTGAACAGTCCGAACTCAGGCATTGCCTACCCTTTCCACGGTGGTCGCGGTGTCGCGGATGCCGGCGCCGGCGTCGACCGCCGACACGATCCGGCCTTGCGGTTCGGTGTAGGCCTCACCCCACGCGAAGCGGACGATGTTTCCGCGGGGGACGATGTCGTCTTGCGACAGTCGGTCCTCAGACGGCCGGCACCAATACGGGACGGTGAGAGTGTCAAGGCTCGAGGCTTGCCCCTCTTGCGTTACGTAGGTCAGTGACGCGGTCGCGGTGGACGCGTCGAGAAGTGAGCCGGGGAGCTGAAAAAACGCTGCGATGTCCAGACGGGCGGCATTTCTCGCCTCGATGAACATGTCCGGCGAATACTGGCCCAACGCTCGAGCTTCGATGTTCCACGGCGTGTAGGCGACGGCGCCGTTCGGGTCAAGCCGGGCCGCGGCCCACGCGTCCACAAACGCCTTCGCGTCGTCTTCATCCATGTCCGTCGCCGCGGTCTCATGCAGCTCGATCGCGGGAATCGGATTCTTCGAACGGTTGATCCATGTGCGCTCGAGGTCGACGGCACCAATCAGGGTCCGCGACGCATACGCCAATAGGCCTTCGGAGGGTCCGGGGATGAGAATGACGTTGTCCTCGTCGGCCACGACGAATTCGCCGGACTCATCGCGAACGCATATCCGGTTCTGCGCGTCAATCCGCCAGTCGTCGTAATGGATGTGCCACGCCTCGAGGATCGGCCGCACACCGGCGGTCGCTTCGCCGCGGATGCACCCCCACAGGCTGTACGGGTAAAAAATGTGGTCGTCGATCGTGTTGGCCATACGGCGCCATGGACCCTGCCAGCCCGGCGACCGGTACAGCCAGCCGGGTTGGTCCGTCACCCGATCCGACCCGCGGTACTGGACCAACGGCTTATCCGCGATGAGCGACAACAGGATTCCGCGGCCTCGAGCGACACCGGGAATGGTCATCGCCTGATCGCGGGACATCTGCGGTACGTCGCCGCCGACGATGTCCGACCACAGGATGGGGGACAGCGACCCGGATTGCCATGGCGACGGGAAAGACAACCGGCTACGGGTCGACATCGTCGGGGAGGCCGTCACTCCCGCGGCCCGCGTCGCCCACGCGATGCCGGCTAGCGTCTCCCGAACTCCCATGTGTCAACCGTCGACCCGACACCCCTGACTTTTTGTCTGAGAATTTCCTGAGAGTGTGGCCATGTGCGTTCTCATATGCCTTGCGCGCGTCATGTTGGTCCGGGTGACAGGACACCTCATGTGCGGCCGCGACCTGGCGCGCCTTGAGTTGTTCACCCCCGAGGCCGGCCCAATACCAACCCGCGCACCTCGAGCACACGACGACCGTGGAGAATGCCGTGGAGTCGACGCGGATCATTGCGCTACCGTCGTGAGCGCGGAGACGCCGTGTCGACGCCGGGTCCCGCGTCCCATTCCCGGAAGTGCAGAGCGGGACCCGTCCAACCGGGATGAGGCCGCATATGCGCCACCACACACGGCCGGCTACTTCGACGCCGTGATGATCCGCGCCGCGGGCCGGCGCGACAGCCGGTCCAACGACCTATCCCAATGTCGGAGCGCTCGAGCTGCGGCATCCAGACACACGATGTCCTGAGCGGGTTGCATGGGACTCCATGTCCACTGTCCCTTGTCGCCGGAGTCGCGCCGGGTCGCATGCGTCACCGCGGAGTCAAGGCCAGCCTGTCCGAAATGCTTTACCTTGCCGGCCTCGAGGTCGCGGAGAAATTGAATCGCGCCGCCGGTGACATCCGGCCATTTGTGTTCCGTCATCACGTCGCGGCCGCTCATCCGGTCGACCTCCACGCGGGTCGCGTTGCCCTCACCGATCGGGTCGTAGGCCACCGTGGTCCGATACTTCACGGCAAGCTCCCGAATCCGTTTCGGCATCCACCGCGTTCCCGGCTTATGGTCGACAACCTCCACATACCCGATGCCGTCCGCGTCCCGCCACGCGGCGACGATCGCGGCGACCGACCCGCCGGACTTGATCGCCAGCGCGAACGCCACCTTCGGCGGGCGCGTCAGCTTCGCGGGAAGCCGGGCGTCTTCCCAGAGTTGGACCGATATGGCGCGCTGCGAGTAGGTTTCCGGCCACAGCGACAGGTATTCCCGCGCCCATTCCGGTTTGGAGAATGACGGGTCCTCATGCCGCGCCCGCATTTCCTCGAGCGTCGTCGTAGTGCCGATGCCGGGATGCATCGTGACGAGAACCGCCATGGCCCGGTCGGTGTCTTCGACAACGTCCCACGGTGTAGACGCCGGCGCCGCGAAGTCGAGGATAGATACATCCGGGTGTGCCTCGCGGCCGCGCTCGAGGTATTCGTAGAAGATGCCGGCTCGAGCTTCGCCGGCGGTGCCGGACAGGATGATAGATGCGCCGGGCCGGGTGTCCTGTAGCGGACGGATCGCGGCGATGAGGTCCGCGCCGTCTTCGATCGGTATTTCTTGCGCCTCATCCAGCCACGACACATCCGCGGCCGCGCCGCGGAAGTTCGGTGCTCGAGGCGGGATATGCCTGATCCTCGAGCCGTTTTTGAATTCGATTGCGGTGTAGCCGGCGCCCAACAACATCTTTGCGAACGGGTAATCCGACGCCGGCACGCCGTCCCCCAACGGTTCCCCGAACAGCGCTATCTGTCGCTGTGTCGCCTTCGGCACGGCGCGACCCTTCCCCCGTTGCCACGGTGGCAAGAAGGCTTCCGGGTCCGGGTTGACGGCCGACAGCAGATTGATCCATTCGCGGAATTGCGCCATACCCGCGAGGCCTGATTGCGCGGTGTACGTGACGTAGTACCGATCGCGCAACGCGCACCGACCCAACAACGTCGCGAAGATGGATGTGGACTTCGTCGCACGGCGCGGCATCTCGACCACATGGGTTCGCTGCGGGCCGGCGAGGGTGTCCGCGACCTGTAGTTGTTGCGGATGCACCGTCTCGGAATCCTCGAGTAGCCCGAGAAGCTCACATCCCCGGATGAACTCCGCGCGCGTCTGGTCGGTTCCGGCGTAACCGCTGTGTGATGTCGGGGGAATCCCCTGAT